AGACATGTTTGTTTGACACCAACGAGTGGGAAGGAGAGTCCCTTTTCGTGGAGATCGAACGTGTACGACTGAGAACGTAACTTCCTGCAAACGCGGAGAGAAGTTGTCGAAGGCCTGCCACCACTTGGCAGCGAGCTTAGAAACGTTTGCCCACTTGATCCCACGGACGACCCGGTGGTCGGAGGGACCCATGCCGATAATGAGCGAGTAGTACTGCGAGGCAGTACAACGAAGCTTAAAGTCGTCAAGGTCTATCCGATCCTCGAAGTCTTCCTTGGGGAAATCAATGGGTACAACGGTTCCAGCCCCGTCGACATCCCCCTCAACCAGTTCAGCGGCAAGATCCCAAATGGGGTCGATGGTTCGTTTAAGCATGGAGTCGAAACGGTGTCCCGTCTCCTTCTTGAACTTACGCATCTTCTCCAACGTCTCGGCCTGTACCGCATGTCCTTGTGTGGGTAAGCCGGAACCTCCCTCGGAAAGAGAGAAGCCGTCGCGTAGACCCATTGACCTCATGGTAGAGCGAATAATCGGCCGCTTCGTTAAGAAGCGGTTGACCAAACGCTCAAACCCACGACCCTGCTGGCAGAGTTGAGAGAGGGAAGACACAAGCACCAAAGTCTTGGGGACTTTGAGGATCCGATCGCCGACTAGCGACAGGGCCTCGGGCGCGATGAGGCTGCGAATGGGAAGGACACACTTGCGTGTGACCGACTCAACGTAGCCCCTCTTGTCCAGGGTCACATCGTATAGCCGTTCGATAAAGACACCTCGAAGCTTCCCTTGACTTGATACAAAGTGCTTCCCTTCCGAAAACTCAGCACCACAGCGGCGCGTGATGTCATTGAATTCCGCGACGACATCCATCCAACCGATGAAGAAACCGTCATCCCCACACGTTGCGAACCGATTCAGCCTGAAGGCGCTGGCGAACGGAACTTTTCGCCTCCGAGCAACCCGACGGATGGACAGAGTCCACCAGAAGTTATGCAGAAGAGACAAGAGAGCCCAAGTCACCGGCAGTCCCATCAGGATTCCACGGGTCGTAACGTGCTTCCCTTGCTTGGGCCACGAGACCATCTGACTCTGCGTACACCTACGCAGAGCAAGCACTTCCACGACTGGGAAGCGCCCTGATGACTCGAGTCCGTCCACAAGCGAGGCAACAAGGTCCAGCGGCAGCAGGTCGGAGGCGGCCCGAAAATCGACAGAAACAACGACCTCACCGATACAACCTTCAAAGACTTTGAATTCGTCATCGG